ATATTCTTTTTCCCATTTATGATAATAAATATTAACAGAATAGTTACTTAGAAAAACACACGGCAATTCAGGCAGCCTAAACCGCCGTGTAATATCAACAGTAGTAAATCGCATAAGCGGTGAACAAACGAATGTCCTGTAATCTCTCAATTAAGAGGTGTTCTAATCACAGAACCATAGACGATGTTACTACTTGATATAGGACTATTATATCACAACCCGGTTATTCTAGGAACACAAATATTATAACATAAATGTAGACAAACAAAATATACTAAACAGAACAATAACTATATTAAAGAGTATAACATTTTTTTCAAAAAACTGTTGACAAGCATTTTAACCTATGGTATATTATAGATGTAAGGAGGTTAGGAAGAATACATTAGTGAAAGAATGGAGGACAAAGGATGAAGGACGATAAATACGCTGTAATAGGTGGGCACTATCAATATCGTTTATAGTCTATTGCATTATAACGATAATACCGGAAAGGAGAACATATGTACAAAATATTTATATATTGCTTCACATGGCTATACATGGCTATGTGTCTAACATGCATAGAGGTTGAACCTCTATTCCTGTTACCAACAGGTGTGGGTTTATCATATATATTATTAGTAACAATAGCAACGGAATCAGAAAGGAGGAGAAAGCGTGTACGACATCGTCAAGACAATCCGGAAATACTGTGAATATGAGTATCGTTATAACGATAACGGTACACTACGAACAGATAGCGTTGTGTTACCGAAAGTTAGGGCACTGAAAGAGTTTGCGGAATTACTCAAAATCCGTAAACAGGACATAGTATCTGTAACGATTAGGCGAGAGCTAACGCGTTACTATGCTATGCCATTAGAGACGTATCTGAATGCAACAGAAACAGTATTGCTTAGAGAAGAAGCAATTAAAAGGAATGAAAAATTTTATTAGGAGGAAAAAATATGAACAACGTAAACTTAGTTGGTAGGCCAGTAGCTGACCCCAAAGTAATACCAGGGAGAGAAGGTAAAAACAATGTTGCTAAATTTACATTAGCTGTCGATTACGGTAAAGATAAAACGGATTTTATACCCTGCGTATGTTTTGGGCGTGTAGCAGATTTTGCCGAAAAATACGTTAAGAAGGGAAAACTAGAGGGTATAAGCGGATCAATTCACAATGAAGAATACACAGGGAAAGACGGTGTTAAACACTATACGTATAGTGTATGGGTAGAACTTATTGGCTAAACAATCTGCACACAGGACGAAAGTCCTGTGTGACAGTAACACTATATTCATAGTGAGGTGTACAAGTTGAATTACAAGAAACAATATCAAAGAGAAAGAAAAAGAATCCAGAAACAAATTTCCAGAATGAGAAAGCGCGGGTATAATGTAAATATAGAATTGCCAGCTATACCGAGAAAGATTACAGCCGCCAGCGTAAGGAGACTCCAGAAAATAACAACCCCAAAGCTATATGAAGTTAGCACAAAGGGACAACTATCCGGCCGGAAAGCACGTCAACAAGAAAGATTTGAGTCGGCCCGGAAGGCAGCACAGACGCGGAGAAATAACCGAATTAGACGGAATTATTTCGAGTCTAGAGGTGCCAATTACGCAGAGTATGACGAATACACATCGGTGGAATACTTTTCCGAAATGGTTATAGAAAACTTTCTGCAGCCCCTGAAAGAATTTGCAGATAAACCAGGTGCGAAAATAATTATAGCAAAGGTTGACGACTACATAGACAAGTATGGAAAATCTAGAGTGGCACAAGAGATAAACAATATGAATGAGGGAGGTCAAATAATCAGTTGGAAAGAAATCTATGAACGCAGTACGGCGATTGAATTTATGAAGTGGTTTGCTTACCATATGCCACAGCTGACAAATGATGAGAAAGAACAAATTTTTGAATCAATTAACGAAGATTTTTATAAGTAAGATAAAAACAGCAAATTTTTTGATCAATTAACGAAGATTTTATAAGAATGAAAGAGAGAAAATATGAAACGTACGTTGCAGACTTTGAAACAACTGTTTATGAAGGTCAAGAGGAAACAGAAGTTTGGGGTGCAGCCATTGTTAAATTGAATACAGAGGAAGTAGAAGTTTTTACTAATATAGATGACTTTATGGAATATATGTTTAGTTTGAAAAAGAATCTAAAAGTATACTTCCATAATCTCAAGTTTGACGGTGAGTTTATAACGGCGTGGTTGTTGAGGAATTATAAATTTAAGCAAGCAATCGTCTATGTCAATAAAAAACCTACTTTCAAGCGAGATAAAAATATGAACAACTATGAATGGAAACTGAATGTATCTGACATGGGGCAATGGTACTATATCACAATTAAGATTAACAATATTATTATACAGATACAAGATTCATTGAAATTGTTACCGTTTAGTGTTCAGAAAATAGGTGACAGTTTTAAGTTGAAGCACAGAAAGGGTATGATTGATTATGTAGGAGAGCGGCGAGCGGGCGGGACTATAACAGACAACGAAAAAGAGTACATAGCGAATGATGTATTGGTGATTAAAGAAGCACTAGAATATATGTATTCACATGGGCATGACCGGCTAACCATTGGAAGCTGTTGCTTTGCCGAATACAAGCGGTTAGCACAATTAGAGGATGGTGTATTGAATTGGAACGAGAAATTCCCAGACCTTACGCAGATAAAAATTGATAAAGATAGATATGGCGTCGAAAACGCAGATTGTTTTATTCGCAAGTCCTATCGTGGCGGGTGGTGCCACGTCAAGAAGGGCTGTGAAGGGAAAGTAATTAGGGAGGGTTGTGTGACAGATGTCAACAGTCTATACCCCTCCGTTATGCACTCTATGAGTGGCAACTACTATCCAATTGGCACACCGTACTTCTGGCAAGGAAATACAATTCCAGAAGTAGCATATAAAAACAACCATTACTATTTTGTTAGAATACGAACAAGATTCTATTTGAAAAAAGGGCATTTACCTTTTTTACAAATTAAGAATAACTATATGTATAGAGGAAACGAATGTCTAGAGACAAGTGACATATTAAACAAAGGTGATGGAAAATACTATCCGTATTATCTTGACGGTTTAGGTAATAAAATAAGTACAACTAGAGAAATGGTACTCACTATGACAGATTATGAATTAATGAAAGAACACTATGATTTAGTCGATTTAGAGATTATGGGAGGGTGTTGGTTCTACACGCAGAAAGGAATATTTGACAGCTATCTAAATAAGTACAGAAAAATAAAAATGGAATCAACTGGTGCATTGCGCGAACTCTCTAAACTGTTCCAAAATAATCTGTATGGTAAACTGGCAACAAGTCCTGACAGTAGTTACAAGATTGCTCATTTAGAGGATGATGGAATCGTACACTATGAAAACATAGAAGCATACGATAAACAACCAGGATATATAGCCATCGGGTCAGCGATAACATCATATGCGCGTAATTTCACAATTCGAGCTGCCCAGAAAAATTACAAACATTTCATATATTCCGACACAGATAGTTTACATTGTAGTTGTAGGTCTAACGAATTAATAGGAATAAAACTACATCAAACAGAATATTGTGCCTGGAAGATAGAAAATGAATGGAATGAAGCAATTTTTGTGCGACAAAAGACATATATAGAACATAACAATGACGGTGGTTATAACATTAAATGCGCGGGCATGAGTAAACGCCCAAAAGAATTATTTGAAATGTCCTTACAGGGCAAACAAACCCCAGAGGACGCGAAAACGCCAGAGGAATACCTGTTTTTATTTGATGAAAATGGAAATCCTATTAAGCGTCATCTTACTGACTTTACACACGGCCTTATTATTCCGAGTAAATTAATCCCAAAACGTATTAAGGGCGGGATAGTTTTAACAAATACAACGTATGAGTTAAGATAGAAGATTTTACATCATAACAGCTTAAAATAATACACCTCCCGAGTGGTGGTGTATTATTTTAATCAGATAAATTATGTAACAGCTTTGTTATTCTAATTTATTAGAATACATGACACACGAATTGACAAGTATGTATTTGAAATTGTTGTTGCGTCACTTGTTACAGGTGAAATAGTTAAGATGTTATTAGTAACTGCACCTTCGAGGGCGTAAGCATAATCGTTAGACCTTAAAATACACATTCCAAAAAACCCGATTCTCCCAGAAAAACTAAAGTTCGAAAAAATCTGTGAGCTATTAACAAATTGAATGTCAGAACATATAGCTGGTAAACCTGTGAAAGAGGTAGTAGTAATCACAGGTGTAATCAATCCATATATACTTAAAATTTTATGATTATTAGGAAGCTCCAACAATTTAGCTGATATTTCGTTTGCAGAAAAAGTTATGTTACCGCTTGAACTTGATGCCGCTAAGGCCGTGGGGTAGGTCGTCAGGTTAAACGTATTTTCCAATGTTGCAATATTCGTCGCGTTTGCGTCAGTTTTATTAGACAAGTTATTGATGGTTGTTGCCTGTGACCCTACTGTTGCAGATAGGTTCGTAATGTTGGATGTGTTAGTGTCAATTAATTCTTTCTGTGTGTGTAGAGCAGAATCAATATCAGCATAACCTGAATTTACATCTCCTAACCAAGTAGGAATGTCACTTGATAAAAACTGCGGTAAATTGTAATAAGTTGTTGAATTAGTATGGCTCATGTTATCCTCCTTATCATGCTAGAGATGTGGCACCGTGCCAATCATATTTGTAACTGGTAATTCCCTTACTGTCGTAATTTGCAGATGTCAACTCTAAATTATCATATTCTATAGATGTCAAAGCGTCTCTATGCAAATTTGCAAGAGCGTTTATAACATTGGCATAAGTATCAATCAAGCCCGTAAACGGGTTTCTCATACGCAGATAAAGCAAAGTAAACAGATAGTAGCGCGCTCTGGTGTCATACTGAAAAGCAGTTAAATTATACTCAGCATATTCCTGTGATGTCAGTTGAAGCCCGTCATACTCCTCTGCCGATAGTGCTCCTGCATTGAGGTTACTATACATCATATCAAGTGTATTCTGGATTGTATCAACTGTCTGCGTCACAGGATTGATAACATACAAATCTACATCACCCGTATGTGTTTCTATGTAATCTATCACCCAGTTTTTCAACTCTATCAAGTTACTATCAGTTTTCAGTTTATTTTGCATAATTAGATTGTAAAGGTTTGCAATCTGATTAGAAAAATCAACCTGCAAATTCTCAATAGTTTGCGTAATATCCTTTATGCTGGCAGAATTTGTATTGATTTTTGCATTTAAGGTAGTAATCTGCTCGTTTATGGAAGCTGTCAATTCAGTTATTGATGCCGATAAAGAATCAAATTTTGAATCTGTGTATGCTTTGGCTTCTTCGAGGAAACTAGCATTGATAGAATCTATTTTATTATTAACGTAGTCAATAATCTGGCATAGATTTTCATAGTAACTCAAAGAATTATTATACGTTAGTGGTAATATCTTTTGACAGAAACCGGGTTTCATTTTATCATCACTCATCTCTTATAACACCTCCCATAAATAAGTAAATCATTTTATTACGCCTATATTGCAGAATCCCATATCTGCATAAAGCATTCTTCAAGCTCGTCACAAATCATCATATCAACATTCAAAAATGTATTTCTATACTCAACAAGTAATTCCTGTGCTGATTTACCACTATAGCCTTTTATAGCGCTTTCCTCTGTGTATGAATCCTTTTCAGTCCTATCATTATTATACAGTACCGATCCCGTCATGTCAACGACATTTTGCTGTGTTCCGGTTGTGGAATCATAACTTGCGTTTGTCAAATACTTGTCGTTTATGAGGTCAGTAAGTGAGCCTTGAGGAGTGTCACTATATTTATTTATTGCTGTTGATTCGGAGGTCTGTGTATCCTTAGTATTAGTAGATGATGAACTAGAGCTACTATCATTCCCAGTTTTATCATTTTTACTTAATTTATTCGTTGTCATAATCGTATTATAAAGAGGGTTGAACTCTAACAACTCCGAGCTGTAAAACTGATTATATAATGGCATAATCTCATTCATTTTCTGGTTTATCCAGAATTTCCACAGTCCTACGGTTTCAGCGGCTATTTCACGAAAATAGAAATGCTTCAGGATTTTACAGCAGAGTCCTTCTCTATAATTTTCGTCAAAAATTGGAAAGCTGGTAAATATAGAGGTATATGCTTTTAACACAATTGAATCAATGGTGTTATAACCAACGGATTCAGTTAGTCCTGCGGCAGTTTCACAAATATAACGTACCTGTGTTGTATATTTACTCATTCTCTATATCCTCCTCACCATCTGATTGCATATCAGATAAAATACCGTCATTAAACTCGACTGTTATATTAGTCCCAAACATATCGTTAACACGCTGCACAGCATATTGACGTTCATAAAGCCGACTATTCCGGTTAGCCATAACACCGCCCAAGGCTCGATTGACCTCATCAGACACCATGCGCTCTTTTTTCTGCTGAGCAACATTTGCAATGCCTAAATACGTCAAGCACTCGTTAAATATCTTTGTTTTTAACTCATAGAGCCTGTCTGCTACATATGGAGCGTCTGTTTTAAGTACTGACAGAGTATTCATGTCAAATTCCTTGTTCCCAAAAATAACAGGGGCATTACCATCGTATTCTTTGTACACGTTAACCATTGTAAGCCTTTGCTTTTCGGGGCACTTAATCAACACAGGCGTTTTCTGCGCGTTTGCATTTACGTCAATAGCCCTATCTAGATTGTAAAGCCTTGAAGCAAATTCGAAAATATGTCGCTGATCTGGAATGCGTAGCATATTATTATACATTAAGACGCTGTTTTTCGATGTCAGATGATTTGTGTAATCATTATACCTAGAGTAAGCGATTCGTTCTGTATACTCTCCGTACACATTAAACGTGGATGATGGCATGACACCCAAGGCCAGCATATCACCCATAACGTCATCGACGAACCAAACAGCGATTCCCTGTTCAAACAGAGTTATCTCTAAATATCTAGGATTCACACTTAGTGGGAGGTTGGTATACTTCCAGCTTGATATGGCAATTTGCGTAAACATGTCTACGTAATATCTATATGTATTTACGTTTTTTATTAAACTTTCTGCGAATAATGTCTTTTTTCTCAAAGTCTCTAAACCTCCTAACTAATAGTATTACTTACACTATAATTTCCAACTTCTGAAGGATTTTTCCAAAAAGTAATACCCTTATCAAAAATCATCTTGATATTTCTCAAAGCACTTGCAGGACATTGTCCCCAAATGTTTGCACCTCTAGTCTTAATATATGTATAGTGTGACCGAGCAGATAAATTAGGAATTGCCAGCACATTTTGAGCGTACCCGAATTTTGTAAAAAAATTGTCTATGCTTTTAGCGTAATTGTTTGTTACAGACATTCTTGCTCCATAAAAGGTATTTTTTTCTATTGCACAGTTAATATTGCCATTACTCTGTGACCCTCTTAATGGATCCGCTGCTATGGAATTTGTGTAGTAAGTACTTGCTAAATCTATAATAGTATTTACTAAATTATAACCTGCGCTGATTCCACCTGTTACGGCTCCAGCAATCGCACCATAAGCGCCACCGGAAGCAACACCAGATAAAGTGGACGACGTAATAGACGCGTTTGAGGAAACTGCCGTCTTTGCAACACTTGCAATGTTTGTAACGGTATTCTGTGCGATATACGCCGCGTATGTGTCATAATTCCATGAACACAAAGGGAAGCCTGTAATTGTCAGGGATTCCTGTCCATCAGGCAAATTACCCGTATTTTTATAGTGTGTTGGAACCAGCTTGAGCTGGACAGGCTGCGTTATGGTGGAATAGATTTTCGCTTTTGGAGCCAAATCGTCAAAAAACTCGTAACGCAACACAAGACTGGAACCGTTATTGTTATCAATACAATAGTAATTGTATGGATATGTATACATTTTATTGTTCACAGGTTTGTATCCATCTAAATCTTCGCCAGCTGGTGACACTCCTTCCGTCCAGTCGTAACTGTAACCGTGTCGGTTATAAGTGAGCGTAGTTTCTCCTGTAACCCCTCTAGGACTTACCGCGTAGGCTGGGCACATGTACATTGACGTAATAGCATCCGGTTTCTGGATATAGTCAGCTAAGTAATCGTTAATTGCTGCAACATCATCTTCATTCTCGATTGGAAACGCCTTCAAGGTCTCACCGCCATACACCCCGTCATAAGCGTTTCCGGAAACAACTGCCCCCGATGTATCTGTTATACCAATGATAACGCATAAGTTGTTATAGTTGCTATATATATTGACATAGCTGTTCGTAACATATTCACCCGTTTGTACTGGTTCGGGTTGGATATTATCCCCAATGTTGTCTCTCGTAGAATGTTGGCGTTCGATAAAACTCTCCCGCAATGTTAAATCGAAAAAATATGTTTGCAAGTCATCTATCATATAGTAAACATCGAAAACGTCGTTACTTACATAGACAACCCGAGTAATAAACGCATAAAACCACTTATTATTATACGCACTATTTTGGAACATGAGGTAATTACAATCATAGCAATTCCCGGCGTTTCCTGCTATTCGGATTTTATCCTCTGTGTTTTCTCTCACATATGTAAATTCTGTGTAGCTATACTTCGCCTTACTCAGGTAATATTCAGTCTGTGCTGATAGGGAAGTAAAATATAGAGAATTATCAAAGTTAGTATCAAGTGGAACATCGCACAATAAATTGACTTGCGTGCTGGGAACAACGTATGCCATTTTACACCTCCTAATAGTAAGTGGAGGGCGAAAACCCTCCACCGTAATCTATCAACCCTTATTTAAGCTAACTCTCGTATCTACGCTCGTAGCTGCTGTAATCGTGGTTGTAGCCGTGTATGTGTCTGTTCCAATCTTTGCGACCAAAGTTACCTCTGTACCAGCCTGATCTGCCGGGATGATGATAGCGCCATAAGGCTGTACAGCAATTCCTGCCGTTGTCAGCGCGGATGTCTGGACGAACTGTGCTGCCTGTGACTGTAGAGTCGGGGCTTCCGTCTCGATATTTATAGTAAACGTTGTAGCTTCTACCGATTCGGACTTATTAGAGATATGTGCTGTCAGTGTATCCGGGTTTGTCACCGTCGCGTCACTGTCAACATAAACAACAGCGTTCGCAAATGGCGAATGTGCAACCGTTTTCCATGTGTGATAGAAATAATTCCACCGTATACCCGCAGCAACGTAAGTTTCTCTAAACTCTGCTTTATTGTCGTAGATTTGGAACCAGTCCTCATCAAGCAGCACAGCTTTAACGTCTGCCATAAGAGCCAACTCTGCGGATGTAACTTCTTCGATACCGTCACTCTGCTCCCGAATAATAGCCCATCTATCATTATCAAACGTTCCCCAATTGTCAATAAGATACAACGACCCCATAAAGTCAGCCTTGTCCATGTTGAAAGCCGCCGACAATACGCTAACGTCATACTGTGCGTTAAATCGTGAATCCATGAATATTACCTGTCGATCTTTCGGTGTGTTGTTAAGTACACCACTCTCGTTGTATTCAGTATGCATAAAAGTAAAATCGTTTGAGTATCCTCTGAAAGCAATGGCTGCGTTATCCATACTGGACACGTCAATTCCAACTGGCTTTACTAACCCCTTCGTGATTGACTTAATAAGAATATACTTAAATAACAGAAATTCATCATATTCCGCAGCTTTATAAATCTGATCTACGATTTTACTAATTAAATCCTGAACGCCTTCGATTGATAGAAACGCCTGTTTTAAGGCTTCGTCCTCTATAGATACAGGATACATTACACGCCAGTTCATGGCATAAAAGACAGACTTGACATCCGGCAAGTATCTCTTTAATTCCCTGGCTTCTGCTTTCTCCTCGCTGTACGTCATTACCTGAGCTATGCTGTTAAAAACGTCCTCGATAGCTTCACCGTATTCAATAAAACCTTTCTTTAAGCGTTTATAGGGATTGTTAAACAGTGCACCCTTTACACGCACTAATGCAATGCGGTTAACCAACGCGTTAATAAAGGTGTTTGCAAGCTCTGGTGTACCATACAGCACGTCCCCAACCTTTGGGATGTCTGTCTCCTTAGTGATAACCGGGACGTTCTGCTGGTACTGATAATCAGCGTTAGACCTAATTACGTTTAATATGTCAATTGTTGACGCATTCAACGTGCTTGTTGATATTCTTTTAGCCATGCTTAATCCTCCTTAAATAATTCACTATATTCTGTCTTTAACTCTACATCATTTTCAGAATCATCAATAACAGATTCCTCTGTCTTTTCTGTGTTCCCGAATCGTGAAATATATTTTTCTTTCCATTGCCTGTCATTCTCTTCGTACTTAGTTTTCCAATAGTCAGCATCTTCATCTGTGATTGAATCGTCTAAGTCCTCCAAAAACGATATATCTTCCTCTGTGGGCTCTTCACCGATTCGAGCTTTATAAATGTTGATAATTTCCTCTTTGCTTTTCTTCATAATTAAACCTCCTTTATTTCATTGTACACTAATAAATCCTGTGATGCAAGTAAAAATATATCGGCATATGCTTGCGTGTTGTAGGTATTGGTGTAGGTGGTGTCATACCACTATAGTACCTATAGAGCATAACGGCGTTATTTAAACTCTCTGAATAAGATATAGCAGCTGAAGATGTTATCCATGTACTTATAGATCCATCATTATAATGCTCCACAATATAATTATAGCAATCCTCTGCGTACCCCTGTCGCGTATCTGAATTGAGGTACTTCGGTCGTTCCCAGCAGGCTTCAAAATCAACTGTTAGGCTTTTATAATCTGTACTTGTGGTACTTAGCCAACTCTCTAAACTTGTGTAAGAACTGGAATAGCTCCAGTAAGTAGTAGTCGGATTCTGATTCCAGTCACCTTCATAAATTAAAAAATCAAGCTGCGCTTCAGGGTTGTCAACAGCATATCCATTATTTGCGCAATAGGTTTCAAGGTTCGTCCTGCGTGTGTAGCTCCATTGGAATAACCCGTAACCTACTCCGGTTTCTTCTTCAGTTCGTCCTGCGTTGATTCCTGATTCTGCCATCGCATTACCACATAGTGCTGATATAACATATATACTATAATTATACCCCATATTACAGCCCTCCGCATATGCTCCAATTCTACTTACGCTTAATAATAGCACTAAAGCCCAAGTCTTTAGCAAGTTTTTTACACCTCTCTGCACTTTGTTCGTCCTTAAAAGGCCCGGCCTGTACATGATAATACCCGTCGTTTTCTAATTTTATAAAGATGTTCTCCTCTGTAACTAACAGCTGTATCTGGTGCAACATGTTATCAGCGTTTGTTTGCCGCTTATATGCGCCAAATTGTACAAGGTATAACGTACCACTTGCCACGTGCTTCTTACACCCTGCTGCTTCTGCTACACCGTCTGCGATTGCTTGCCCTATATTTTGCATGTTCGCATATATCCAGTTTTCCGTTTCTGCATTGTCGTGAAAATCTACCTCTATATAAATGCAGGTTGCTTTCGTTTTATTGATTTCGTAGAGGTCCGTGCGTGGTTGGATTCCCTTATCTACAGACGGCGTAAGACTTGCAACATGATTATAAACAGATATAACAGTCTTATCGTTGACTGTTGTAGGATATGTCATTACAAGTGTACCTGTTCCCCCACCCGCGTTAGTGTGTATACAGATATGATAGTCGACACCTAGATGGTTGCTTTCTTTTGCGCGGTTTGGGTATGTTTTTATTTTTGAATTGTCTCCAACATATGCAGTAATTCCATACTCTTCAAGTGCGGTTTTTGCATATTCAGCAATCATGGCGCATTGTTTGGCTTCACTAACACCACTAATTGCTGTTAGGTTACTCCATTGATCCGATGGCGACAAATAGACCTTCATTTTCCTTCCTCCTCTTCTTCTTTTTCTACATTTCTAAAAATTGCTAGAAATTTTTTGTCACCCATTTGTGGGTTGATTTTTACAAGATTCTCGAGAATGCTGACAATCTCCGTTGTTATTGCATATATGACAAGTAAAGTAACAATAGACACATAGTACCCTAACGATACATAGCGTTGAGCATAGTCAATCATTAGCGCAATTATATAAGCCAACACATACGCCAGCTTATTAAAAAGTCCCGTTCTCATTTTTGAGGATTTTACATCTCTCTTTTTAAGCGCCGCAATAAACCCGCTTAAAATATCAAGACTGTTAAATCCTATTGCTATCGCTACACATATCAATTCGTTTTGCATTTATGACCTCCTCACTATCTTTACAAAAGTTTGCGGTGGTGAATCATTTACCTCCGCAAACACCGCAAGGATTGTGTGACATTGATAACTGCACACTTGTATCATATCACAACGCTTGCAACGTGTCAACAGTTATGATACAATATCTTTGGAGGGTTGAAAATGAATAATGGTTATTATTATGATGGAACAAAGTTATTATCGCTAAAAGATTCAAATGGAAAAAAACCTGAAGTTTACGTGTGTACCGGAAACCGAACATCCGGGAAAACTACATACTTTAACAGATACATGATAAACGCTTATCTGCGCGGGAGCGGAAAATTTGTGATCCTTAATCGGTTTAATTATGAATTAGATGACATCGCAGACAGCTTCTTCAAGGATATTCAGACCCTATTCTTTCCTGACGCTGAATTCAAATCCGTGAAAAAAGCAAAGGGTAAGTATCAAGTGTTGTTTCTGAACGGTAATTGCTGTGGTTACGCCCTTGCACTCAATGACGCTGACGCAATTAAAAAATATTCTCACGTTTTTGCAGACGCTAAGCGAATAATATTTGACGAGTTTCAAAGTGAAACAAATCATTACTGCGATAGAGAAGTGGAAAAATTTATCTCTATACACACTTCAATAGCCAGAGGGCATGGAAAAATGGTTCGATATGTTCCCGTATATATGATTAGTAACACGGTAACAATTCTAAATCCTTACTACGTATCTATGGGTATTTCGGACGCAATAAGAAATAATACTAAATACCTAAAAAGGCCTGGGCTAGTCCTGGAGCAGAATAATAACGAGAACGCCCTAAATGCTCAAAAGGAAAGTGGTTTTAATTCTGTTTTCGCGACGTCTAAATATGTAGCGTATTCCTCTGAAAATGTTTACCTGAATGACAACTACGCATTTATAGAAACAATTACGGGCAAGAATCATTACATGTGTACATTCAAGGTTGACGGAAAGGACTATGCTATAAGGTGTTATGACGAATTAGGAATTGTATACGTCTCTAAAAATATTGATTATTCATATCCCTTGAAAATTTCAGCTAGTACGCAAGATTTTAACATAAATTACGTTATGTTGCAAAATAATAAAACATTTATTGACAACTTGCGCTATCTGTTTTCTAAAGGTTGTTTTCGATTCAAATCTTTAGACTGTAAAAATGCTACTATGTCATTATTGAGTTATTAGCTATAACATTGTGTTCCTAGAATAACCGGGTTGTGATATAATAGTCCTATATCAAGTAGTAACATCGTCTATGGTTCTGTGATTAGAAC